AAGTAGAGAAGTTGTTTTAGATATTTGGAATGGAGAAGCCACGGGTTCAACGAGCTATGGTCGAATTACACTAGAACTTTACAAAGATGCTACAATTGCGCCTATTAACCTAACAATGTATTCTGGATCTTCAAATGGTTTTGAACATTTAGCAATTTCTCCCTCAAGTTTTAATACAGGATCAATAGCAGATAATGAATGGCATCATTATGCTATTTCAATAACATCTAATGCATCAACTGGAACTTCAATTGATTTTTATCAAGATGGCCGTTATTTACACACAACTTCTTCAGCAATTTATATTGGAGACATCAAAAATGTTGCTGGTGGTGTCAATGCTTACCTTGGTGCACTGCAAACAGCAACAGTCGGTCAAGCCAATGGAGCTGGTTGGGGTAAACTCTCCGCGAGCCTAGATGAGTTCAGATATTGGAAGAAGAAAAGATCTACAAATGAAATTGGTGAATTTTGGTTTATCAATATGGGTGGTGGTACAAATAAGCGAGAATACAATACTGATCTCGGTGTATACTTTAAGTTTAATGAAGGTATCACCGGAGATTCAACTACGGATCAAAACATACTTGACTATTCTGGTCGTATTTCAAACGGAATCATGGTTGGATATACAGCCTCTGCTCGTTCCACGGAATCTGCGCTTGAGTCTTTGGCTAATGTTGAAGAATACAAAGATCCAATCATCTACTCTTCTCATCCAGACGTATCTTCATCTCTTGCAACTTACAAGGCTACAGGGTCAATTCAAGATTACGAAAACACTTCTCTGCTCTACAATTTAATGCCTTCTTGGATTACTGAAGAAGATACCGAGAATGGCAAAAATTTAAAATATCTAAACCAGATAATGGCCAGTTATTTTGATACCTTAAATGCTCAAATAAATGGTGTGGTTGGCTTAAAAGATAAAAGATATTTTAGCGGAAGTCTAAAACCAAATATATTTTCAAAACAACTTTTGAGAAACCAAGGATTTGTAATACCGGAATTGTTTGTAGAAGCAGATATCTTAGAGGAAATCAGAGGTAAGGACAATAATGAAACTTACGATGACGATATTCAAAAAGTAAAAAACTTGATTTATCAAAACATATATAATAACCTAGAGTACATATACAAGTCAAAAGGGACTGAGAAATCATTCCGTAATTTATTTCGTTGTTTTGGTGTGGATTCTGAGCTGATAAAAATTAATCTTTATTCTGATGATTCGACTTATCTTTACAAAGACAATTATGAGTTTACATCAATTGCCAAACCGGTTCTTAATTTGAATAAAGAATCTCAAATTGATGGAACAGTCTATTTAAGCTCATCTAGCGGTTTAACTTACCTATCTAGCTCTGAAGGAGATGATGAGCAATACACATCAATGACTTTTGAATGTGAAGCGATTTTTCCTTACAAGTTCGAAAAATATGAAACAGGGTATTTCCCAACTCCTTTTACAACTGCTTCTATCGCAGGATTCCATAGAGCGTTAACTTCAAGTGCTGCTGACTTCACATGGCATAGTAATGATACTGATCTTAGAATCTATGCTTTGAAGCAGAATCAAGATAGTCGTCACGCAAAATTCTTGTTGACCGGTTCTGGTGTTGAGTTGACCTCTTCATTATACCAAGATGTATTTTACAATAATAAATGGATTCTCGCTGCGAGAGTTAAGCATTCTAAATATCCGTTTGCCGGCTTCAATGTCACTGGTGCAACTGGTGGAGATTACACTGTTGAATTCTATGGTGTAAATTCTGTTGCCAACGATGTTAAGAATGAGTTCTTACTTACACAATCTGTATCAAACACTATTGGTAAAAACCTTTTGGGTCACGCAAAACGTATTTATGCCGGCTCCCATCGACAAAACTTTACTGGGTCTTCTTTGCAAGACACTGATGTAAAGATATCGCAGGTTAGATTTTGGCAAAGTCACTTAAACAATGATGAGATAAAAGAGCACTCATATGACCCGACAAATTATGGTTTGATTCACCCATACCGCTCCGATTCAATTTTTCAAGTGTCAGGATCAGAACAACTTGATGTTCCGCAAATAGAAACTCTTGCTCTACACTGGGACTTTATGAATGTAACTTCTTCTGATTCTAGTGGAGAGTTTGTTGTATCGGACATTTCTTCCGGATCAACATCGTTGTCTAGCGAATATTCGATAATTGGCAAGATTACAAAAAACAAATACGATGGTTACGCTGAGGGTTTTGACGTTAGTTCCGTAAATGCTATCGACAAAGAATTTATTTATGCAGCCAAAAAACGAATGCCAGATGAAGTGTATTCTTCTGATGGTGTAAATATAAAAACAGAATTTAAAGAGCAGTTTTTTGAAGATAATGATGTATCTGATCATTTTTATTCTTTCGAAAAATCACCATACAATGCTGTCTCGCAACAAATGATAAACTTTTTTGGTACAATAAAAGACTTCAATTCATTGGTTGGAGATCCAGCTGAACGATATCGCTTTGAATATAAGCAAATGAAAGATTTGAAAGGAATATTTTTCAATAAAATTGAGAACACTCCCGACCCAGAGAGATTTTTTGAATACTTTAAATGGATAGATACCAGTATTTCTTATGCTATCAAGCAATTAATTCCGGCCGGCAGTAGGTTTTCTGAGGAAGTCAAAGATGTAGTTGAGAGTCACATCTTAGAGAGAAGCAAGTTTCAAGAAAAATTTCCTCTTACAGCGCAACAAACATCAACAGAAGGTGTGGTTAAATCTTTTTCAGAAATGTTTTACAATTGGAAAGTTGGCCATGCTCCTTTGGATGGCTCTGATAATAAAAACTGCTTATGGCAAAAAACACGTAGAAGAGTTGATGATTCCAATGTTCAAACTTTAAGAGACAACATTTACAAAACAAGTAATATGAAACTTGACAAACTTTATGACTCAAAGACAGACACAGTTTATGAAGGAAATACTGATGCTCTTAGAAGATTAACTAAACCATATCGTTTGAACATGAATTTAAACCAAAATATTCATGGTGGTACAAACTATTATGTTGCCAAGAATAGAGATTTTCTATTAGAAGTGGTACACCCTCATGGACCAACATCTGGTGATGGAATTCCAAAGAATGTATTGGTAGCTGGTGTTGGTGTGGGACAAGGTCTTGTACCTGAAACAATCTGTGAAGATGAAGAGCATCCGCTGTATAAAGAAAAATATAACTTTGACGGAATCGATGGAAGATATTCTTCTGATCAAGAGAACGAGCCTCTGTCGGATTTTGTTAGTTACAAGAATTACACCAAAGGTATTGCGACTTTCCCTATGAACATAATGTCGGAGAGCAATACTGTTAATACTGGATATCAAGCTTCTGTTACTACCAACTTCAAAGACTCTGCTTACATTACAAACTTACATAGCGATACAACAGACAGAACAAATACCATTCCAATGCAAGGCCCGTTCACAGAGCGTCACGTTGGAGGTCATCAGTCACGACATGTTTCAATTAATAAATATGATACATCATTAAGAGATGATGAAACAGGAACTGCTCCACCAAACAATCTTCACAATCTTTACACAAGACCAGAAGCATGGAGACTTTTATTTGGAGAACATCCGGATAACGCTATTGTTGATGGCGCTCTTGGTTTTACTCCTCCCGATTACGGTGTAACTGCTGGAACAGGTGTTTACCCAGATACAGCAAAGAAACGTGCTTCTTTTTACCGAGAAGAAAAAGCAAAGCGACCTGTGAATGTTAAAAATATCAAACATCGCGAGAGTGGATCTGTCGTTGGTAACTACAAGAATAATTATGAATTCATGATGCTTCAAGGAAGAAAAGAAAACAATCTGTACTTCCGTGATAATCCGGAGATCACAAACTATCTTCCTGTACAATACACTTCAAGTCTTCCGCACACCACACATGTTATGAGTTTGGTGGGTATTGACCCTACAGATGATGGTAATGTTTTTGGCGTTCATGCTAATAATATGCAACCAGACCAACAGTTAATAACACCTGCCATTGCAGGAACCCCAGCTAATGGTAGTTTTAGTGTATCCGGATCTACGGTAAATGGAACCTTTTCTAGTGGATCTTTTAGCTTAAATAGACAAATAGAAGCAGCGACTCCATCACATTTTTCTTTCAATGTGTCCGGTTCTCACTATGCCGGCTCAAATGCTTCCGGAAGCTTCTCATTCACGAGATCTACAACAGCAGCAGTTTCTGCTAGTATTTCTTTTGATGTTGTTGGAAGAACAATTGATCAAGTCGAATCTTCTGGTTCATTCGTTGTAACTGCTTCTCATGTTGCCGGCACGAGCGCAAACGGATCTTTCGTTGTAAAGAGACCACCTTATTATTTGAGAAATGAAGGTTCTTTTAGAGTTGTGTCAAAAGATTTCTTGGTTGATGGACACACTCTAACAATAACACAGGACCCTGGGGGTTCTAGCGAAGACATAAATAGATTTGAATATGATGTAGATAATGACGGAGTAACAGGTGGAAGTGTTACTGTTTTTACCGGCTCTACTATAACAAATACTTATACAAATCTATATAACTCAATCAGATCTAATACAAACTACACTACAACTACATATAGCGCTACAAACCCAACTTATGGAATTGGTATTTCAAATAGCGGAACATCTGTTAATACATTTTTAAGCGGAACTTTTAATTCTCAATATTGGCTTAAGCAAAGGGCATGGTCTGCTGCTTTTTGGTTCTATTTATCTAGTTCAAACAATACAGAAGGGCATATATATGCAGAACATGCCGAAAGCGGCTTTGATTCAGATTATGTAAGACAAGTTTTTGTTAATAGCTCAAATACTTTAATTTACAGAAAATGGTTTGAAACAAGTGGTAGCCCTATGTATGTAGATTATTCTGCTTCACTAACTGGGCATATGGACAAATGGTCACACATTGTAATAGCGCAGGCATCTGTAGGTTCAACTAGTGGTACAGGTGCAAAGCCTAGTGTAGATATAATACTAAACGATTCTGAGCCTACTGTAACAGAAAATCCTAGTATAGATGCTTCAAATATTAGTGATATTCCAACAGGGTCTTTACAATATACTTTTTATTCTCCAAATGATGGATCAGCAAAATCTTTACAAAGTGGCTTAGATGAATTCGGTTTATGGGAAGCCGAGCTGAGTACAATAGATGCAAATACACTATATAATGGTAATTTGTATACTGCTAGAACTAGCGTATCATCATCAGATTTAAAAGCATGGTGGAGATTTGGAGACGATATAAAATCTCTAATTGAAGCCGGTAATACTGATTGGGATAAAGATGGTAGTAGAACTCTTACGACAGGGGATTATTTAAAAGAACAACAATCTTCTCAACATGCGACCGCTTCAATCAATTCAACAGATCTAGACTTCATTGATCCTAGTATTTACGAAACAACCGGTTATGCTACATTTTATGTTAAAACAAATAATACCGGTTCTGAATACACAGGTTCAATAACAAATTCTGGAGACAACTATAGTAATATTTCCAATATTTTAACTGTAACACAATCTAGTACAGCTGTTGTAGCACAAGATGGAGACACAATTGTAATTGACGGCACAACTTTTGAATTAGATGATGACGCATCTTACACCGGAACACAGGTTTCATTTAGTGAAAATCAAAACAAAACAGAATTTTGGAATGTTCTTTCTCAATCAATTAAAGACAATACAGTTTACGATACGATTACAATAACCGACAATGGAAATAACGCCACTTTTGAACTTACATCTTCAACTGTTGGTAGTGCTTTAAATGTGGCTATGACAGAAACGGGAACTTCATTTACATCGTTATCCGGAATGTCTGGGGGCACTGACAATTCTGGTGCAGTTGATGGCCATACAATAACAATTGATGGTATTGCTTTTGAATTAGATACCGACTCTTCGGTTGTTGATACTCCGACTTTAAAAGGGATTGATTGTCCAGACGGTACTTCCAATACAGATTTTTGGAATGCATTATCTCAATCTATCAAAGATAATACAGACTTTGATAATATTACAATTAATGACAATGGAAACGGTACTGCTACTTTCTCATTAACTGCATCTACCGGTGGAGACTCAAACAACGGAGTTATATCGACAACTGGATCTCCTTCTTCTTTCCCAAGTTTTGTACAAACTGCTGGCGGTGTCGATCAATCTGGTTCTGTTGATGGACACTACATTGCTTTGTTGGCTGACGCTGGAGATCTGAGCAAATTCAACATTGATTCGGATGGCTCTGGAACAGATGGGGTGCCGGCAAACAATTACTATGTTGATTCATCGACGAGCACTAACACAGAATTTTGGAATAATCTTTCAACTTCAATCGGAGACAGAGGTTTCGGAGTTTCATACACTGCTGGATCTGAACAGGCAACCTTTACCGTTGTTTCGTATTACGAAGGCGCAGCTGGTAATACAATAGCAAGCGAGACTAGTTATAAATCTGGAAATACATTTGAATTCGCTTCACAAGGACTAACTCCGTGCGCTGGAGATAGTTATTTTTGCGGTGGAGCTGACATAGTCGATAATAACGATGGCGATAATTTCACTTTGGATGGTAAAACATTTGAAATGGATAGTGATGGTTCATTTACAGCTACACATAATATTGCCTCTTCCGGTTCTCTAAC